GCGGTCCCGTCGGCCGTGACGTGGAAGCCACCGAACCCCCCATCCAAGGCGACGAGCGACATAAGGGTTCCGTCTTGCGGCCAGGGTGCCGCAAAGCCGGTCCAGGTGACGCCTTGATCGCCCGTCCAATAGAGGGACTGCGCCCCGTCGGTTGTGGCGGCCACTAGCCACGATCCGCCGACCACGGCCACGTGCTCGCAACTGTCGGCGCCGAGGGCAGACGGTTCTGTCCAGGTGAACCCGTCCGTCGACGTGTACACGTGGCCGGTGTTGGTCGTCAGGATAAAGAGCAAATCCGCGTCCGACCATTCCAGGCCCGTCACGCGCCCGTCAATCTCGGCAATGTCGCCATGCTCCGTATAAACGCCCCCGAGACTGTCCGCGGTCCAAAAGGCGTTGGTTGAGCCGTTGTGCGACACGTAGCAAACCCGTGTTCCGGCCGCAGCAAAGCCGGTGATAGCGGTATACGTGTTCTTGTTCGGGAGCGTTTCCTGCACCGGTCCGTTAGGAATACCGCTCCCTAGATCTGGAATCCAAAACAGGGCCGGGCGCGAACCGGAAAACTCGAAAGCCGGAAGTAGGAACGCCCCGTCAAAATTGGTTGTATTCGTCACGGTATCCGACCACGAGACCGAAAAGGTTCCGTGCAAGGTCGGATCGAAATCACTTGTCTGAGCGGCCCAAGACGTCGGATCGGTAACCGGAAGCCGATAGACGGTATCGCACGTCTGCCCTAGGAATTGGTTGACGTAGCTCCTGAGAGCGACGACCATACCGCCGTATCGGTCCGCGGCGATGCTTCCCCCGTAGCCGCACAACGAATCGACGCCAGGGGTCGCGTCCGAGGAATTGTTAACCGACGTCAATAGCGGTCCGCCTCCCGAGGGGACAACTTTCGGTTCGAGGATGCCGGTGATGGTCCCGGCTTCGCCCTCAATCGGGCCGTAGTACGCGGTCCCGCCGGGGGAGTAAATCGTGGCAGCGTACGGTCCTCGGGTTCCGGCGCTCAGGCCCAAGTGGTCGGCGTCCAACGTCCAAACGTGATTGGTCGCGTCGTAATACTTCGACCCTTCGAGTAGGTCGCCAGCGTTCGCCAGAACGAAAGTCAAGTCGACGGTGGATTGCGTCGGCGCGCTTAGCCCGGTGGCTAAAACCTCCCACGCCTTACCGTAGGAAACAAGCGGAGTCGTCACGCTATCAAGGCTTGTGATAGCGTAGAAAGCCTTAGTGATAGGGTTCCAGCAAACGGCTTTACGTTGCCACGAATTGGCAAGCGCTCCGGGGGTTTCGTACAGGTTAAAGAGAGGGGTGTCTCGGATCGTTAGCTTGACGTTATCGATCGTTAGGTTCGGGTGTGCGTTCGCGCCATTTTCATCCGAGAGATAGAGACAGTGCGTCCGGAGATCTGTATTGATTCGCTCGTAAAAGCCTGAGACTCCAAACGAGTGCAAAAGCCGATAGGCCGAATTAGGCGTGGTCGGGTCGAATATCTGAAAGATGATATCCGCGGTTGCGCTTTGGGATAGCAGGCGCTTTTGGAATGCGAGCGAGGGAAGATCGGTCCCGGTCGGGATGGCCCCACCTGCCGCGGGATTGATGTATACGTCGATACCAGTAATGACGGTTTCGTCCGGAAGGTCGAGATAGACAATCAACCCTCCCCCGGTCCCGTCTCCAATCCAGCCGAAGCCGGACCCGATTCCGCCGGACGTGTCTTTGGTGATACCGTTTCCGAACGGAGTCCCGATTAGCGGGATAACTAGATCCTTCTCAGTCCCGACACCAAGATCGCTCGAACCGGTTGGTTCAGTAACGACCGCGCCGGCATCCCAATTCTTGGCTTCGATACCGTCTAGGTACTTTAGCCACCGGTCGATTTGGTTTAGCTTCCACCCAAGTTTTTCCGCCGGAACGCGTTGCTTCGGCTGGAAACCTTGCTCTTTCTCGGTCGTCGTAAAGGCGACCTTAGTAGGTTGCCCATCCCACGGTTTCCCGGGTGCGGTGTAAGTGGCATCCGTTGCGATAACGGGGAGCGGTCCAACCGGTCGCGTCATGGGTCAAGTCCTATTGCGAAATGGTGGAAATGAGTAGTCCGCCCACCGTCGCATCGTCGGTGTAGCCTAGACCGTGGTCGGTATCGAATACCGGTGTCGAGTAGTCCGCGGACCATTCGGCGAACGTCAAATCGTCATCATCTAGGTTCGGGGAGTAGGTTAGCTCTAGCCGTACGCCGCCCGCCTTAGCCTCTATCAGGATTTGCCATAGAACGAAAATGTCGAACGTGTCGACGTCGACCGGTTCGGTCAATTCGACTAGCAGCGTCGCGATAGCGTGCTCGGTCACTGCAAAGTCGTATGGCGAGCAGAGCTGCAAAAGGCTTTCGATGTCGACCGGGTTTCCCTTTGTTCGAAGGATAATCCCCTGGGCCTTGAGACGGACACGGTAATTTTCATCCGATAGGTTTGCTCTAGGGGCGCCTAGGATTTTACCTAGAATGTCAAGTTGTGCGCCGCTACCGGTTTCGAGGTATCGAAGGGTGATAACCTCCCAGACAGCATCTTCAAGTTTTTGGATCCAGCCCAACCACGGTTCGATCAAGCCTTGCAGGCGCGGCTTGTTCTTGTATTGTTCGAGCAGTCGGTCTAAGCCTTGCTCGATATAATCAGTTTTCTTGGTTAGGCTCATATCCGCCTGTTAATCCCGTCCAGCCAATCGAGGACGGCGATAGCCTTGTCAAGTGCCCAATTTTGCCAGCGCGAGAGCAAGTGCAGCGCGTGTCTTAGGGCCCGGCTTGCCATCATCGTCCAACCCATGCGCGGCCTGCCATGACGTGATGGCCGCTTTCGTAAGCGGTCCGAGTTTATCATCTTCCGCCAGCGCCGGCTTCCAACCTAGCAGATTAAGAGCGGTTTGCACACCGCGAGTCGTGGACAGGTCGGGCAAGCCTCCAAACATCGCTTTCTCCGCCTGACGCCGCGCGAGCAGCCCGGCATTTTCTACCCCGCCAACGTGGTCCCAAAGGGTGAATTGCGACGCGGCGCCGGAGTAGTCTCCGCGGTTTAGTAGGCGGAGCAAGGTCGAGCCGGCGAAACCATTAATGCCCGATCCGACATTGAAAACGAACGAAACGAGCGCGTCAAATTGACGTTGGACTAGGGGGACGTTGACGAGTGAGTTGACCGCGTGCTCTGCCTTTCCGACGTCTTGCCGGAGTAGGTCCAAACCCTGAGCTTGGGTTAGCGTTGTGAAATGCTCGCCTGGTAGGACTAGGTGGCCGTAACCCACCGTCGCTTTACCTCCGACGTCGTTGTACACGTGGCCGATAAAGCCTTCCCAGCGGGCGATGAATGATAGACCGGTATCGGATAGACGCAGGTTATTCATAGGATTTCAATGTCGCTTGTGTCGAGTGTGGGAAGGTCGCGAGGATTGATCGCTAGGTCGACATAGCTTGCAGGATAGGACGATCCAACGAATTGGATCTTGATGCTGGAGATACGGGTAACACCCTTAACCCCTGAGCCCAGGTTGTCGGTTAGGTTGCTGCGGTCTAGGATAGCTGCAAAGAGTAGCGCCTCAATCGCGCGGTTCGCGACTCCCATACGTTGCCGGGTCGCGAGGAAGATACTTTCAATTGCGCTCTTGACTAGATCGTCGCCCGCGTAGTCTGGGCCGGCGGTAAGGTCAATTTGGATCTTGATCGGCCGGAGTGCTGGCCGATTGAAGTGCATTAATTGGTCCGCGCCGTTCTTGTCCACGGCAATGCCGGTTGTCATTCCGTAGGTTCGGATCCCGCCCGCGTGTGCATCCCATAGGACTTGCGCGATCGTATCGTTCGGGCAGTCCAAGCCCTCGCCGTCATAGATGATAGCTTCGATGCAATGAGGTGGACGCCCCAAAGCGTCCGGATAGTCGGTTGCATTCTCAACCACCGAGACGTCTTGGATAGGCTTCGAGCCGTCCGGCAACTCAATTGCCGCGAGTAGAGACGCGACAGCATCGACCGCGCTAGTACCCTGTCCGTGCAATTCGTCAACGCGGCGGGCGCGCAATTCTTCGTCCGTGTCCACGTTGCGGCCGAGAATAGCGTCGAATTCATTCGTGACCGCCGTCAAGCCGGAGACTGGGGTTTGGATAACGGTTAGCGTTCCAGCGTTGCAGGCGACCGGACCGGTAACGGCGCACCTAGCCGCGGCGTAGTAATCGCCCGCGGTCGTACTTGAAACGTCTTCCGTCGTGACGAATTGAACCTGAGTGTTTCCCTCTTGTGCGATGATGGTTCCGGCCGAGACTGTCTTATTCGCCTCTAGCGTTAGCTTTAGTTTCTTTCCGGTTTGCTCGGTTAGCAGAGTGAAACGGGAGAACGTAGCGGCGGCTCGGATGGTACCGGTAATCGCGGCGGTTCCTTCAAGTAGGAAATCCTCGGCCGCGTCAGGGTTAAAACCGTTATAGGCAATCGTTAGGGTTTCGAACGCGTCGCGTAGGGCGGCGAGGAAGATACCGTTAAACTGTCCGATAGGGGATTCAGGCGACGTGTCCAGGTTCGGATCGATAGCCGCCTTTTGTTGGTCCGAAACGTCGGCCATAACGTCGGTTAGGTTCGGCAAAACCAAACCGTTTTCGGTAACGTAATCTCCGACGCTCATAGTTATCCTTGCTGCCCGTAGGACCGTCCGAACGAATCCCCGCGCACAATGAAAGGCTCATCTCGGGCGGTTAGGATCGTACCGTCGTCAATCGTCGCTTTCCAATTAGCGGTAGCGATACGCTTTCGAGTGTCGATCGATGATTCGAATTCGTCACACGAGACAACCCCGGGGCACGTGATAATCGCCTTCCGAAGAATGGCATTCATCACCGCGAGGCTTGTTCCTTTGACGTATATTGTTTGATAGTACGGGACGCCTAGACGTGTATCCAGGAAGTATTCGCCCGCATAGAAGCGCAATCGCGAATTGATCCGGTGTATGTAAGCAATAGGGCCGGCAGCGATTGACACTGGAACCAAAAGGTCGCCGTCCGTATCCAGCGCGAGGGTTTTAAAGATACCTCGGCCGACAACTGCGGGCGAGGCGCCGAGCGTATCCGGCTCAGGGGCGGATATACCGCCGCCCCAAACCCCGGAACCCCACGAACCGCCGCCCCAGCTAATAGGCATAGCTTACCACGTTTGAAACTCCCGGCGGAGGTAGTACTTTTCGAAGTCCGGAATCGACGGTGGTAGGCCTAAGAAAAAGCCCGAGTCCAGCACGTCGCCGTCGATCTCCTGGCCCCCACCGACGGGGGCGATAGACCCCTCGGTGAATGCTGTGAAGCTGCTTCCGGCCAGCGTACCGCTTGCCACCTGCGTTCCGTTGATCCGGAGGGACGAGCTGACCCCGTTGCAGATCCCGACGTACGACGCGAAACCGGCCGTCATGTCGAACGCGGCCCCGATCGTCAGAGTGTCGCCATAAAGGTTGACGTGCGTCCCATCAGGCGCATAGAGCGCATCGCCGACGCCACCTCCGACGTACGTGTAAAAGGGGGTTGGCGGGGAGACCCCGGTCTGCGTCGTGAGCTTCAGCACGATCCAGTAAACGATCGGGTGCGCAATGGCTCCGAAAGAAGCGGTGGCCATGTAGGTAGAGTTAGCTGCCACGTAGCGTCTCGCCGGCCGGCCGCCCGAAGTTACCTTCGACGGTCGTTGTCCGGCCGTGCCCTGTAGCAAGTCCCATCCGTTGCCGGAGCGGTCCGGCGAGACGCTGTACTTTCCGGAGATGAGCGTCGCTGTGCGGTCGCCTGGAGGATACCACCCGCCGACCGTGCCGAAATCCGAAGGTCGCGGGATCGCGATACGACGACTCACGCCACAAGCTCCAGGTCGGCTTTACGCCAAATCCCATTCACATCATCCCACTGGATCCACACCTTCCCGCCGGTCATTGACGGGAAGGTATAGAGCGTCGCCCCGGTACCGCTGTCCTTCACGGTGTACGTGTGCGCGGTTACGTCAATGCGGGTGACGCATGCACCGATAAGATCGTTCCCCGTGGCGCCGCTCGAATCGAACGAGACGGAGCCGTTACCGGTGAGAGTGCCATCCGGCAGAACCCAGTTACGGCCAGTGGAAACACTTTTGGTGGTGTTCCCGTCTGCCAGGACGTGGTCCGCCCCGTACACCAGCCCCTGGGTCACGATCCCGGTGTTATTGATCTTCTGTTGTATACCTCCGCCGCCAAGGGTTAACTCCGTATTGGCGTTGAGATTGGCCGTGCCGTCGTCGTTCAGGTTGAGGGACTGATCCCCACCGGCCGCCTGGAGGATGACCGACGTCGCGACGACTTGAGCCAGCGTTGCGTTCAGCGTAGCGTTGCCGGCGTTGTCGAATTCCAGGTTACCGCCGCCGGTGAGCAGCCCTACGAAGGATACCTTGTCGTTTTGGTCGACCTTGACAACCGGAATATCCGCGTTGCCGGCATAGTTGCTGATAGCAATCGCAACATCGGCGTAATCGTCGTGCGGGTTCGGGATGCGGATAAGGCCCGTCGACACAGGCCCACCGAACGTCAAGGGCTTGCCTAATTCGATGCTGGCTCCGCTGATAGAAACGAGGGTATTCCCCGCGATCTTGATCGTGTGCCCCAGGGTGGCCCCGAGCTCGACCGATGCCGCGTTGTCCGCGCCGATGTAGACTTTCGTAGCGTCCACCAGGATGCGGTTAGACGTTTCGATCTTAATACGGACTTCGCCGGACGTCTCAGCATCCGCGAAACGGGCTTGGATTTCTACGTTTCCGCCCCGCGAACCAACGCCCGGCGCCAGGGGCGAGCCGTCCGGATTACTGTAGTAGCCGCCGACTAGATACGCGTCGCCGGCTTCTTTAGTGCTTACTTCAGCATCGCCACCGATGGTATACGCGTCACCACCATGGCCGCCCTTGCCGCCCTGCACCGCAGCGATACCGCCCTTCGAGCCCTCGAGCGTCCCGCTAGTGTACGATTGGCCGGATAGGACAATCGCCTTACCAAAAACAGGCGTGCCCGGTGCTACGGCCGGCTCAACCCCGACATAAACAGGATTGTCGGTTGTATCGGCGAAGTGTGCCCCGGTTTCGTCAACGGTTAGATTTTCGAGACCGTCCGTCTTTTCCGAGATGTCAGTAAGAAAGGCATTTAGTAGCGCCGTTCCGGTCGGGCCTTTGCCTGCATATGAATCCGATAGAGCGTTTGGGTTGATTCCAAAAGGGTTAAACCCTGGTGACGGAAGCGCCCCGCCTGCCGAATTCGGATAGACTAGCGCGACGTAATAGGGTTTCCCGTCCGACAAGAGACGGATTGTATACGTGGTGCCCGGACGATCCTGAGCGGGGAACGTCGCGCTAGCGCTCGTCGGGTTCGTGACGGGCGGAGCATCGGTTAGGCCCGACGGATACGAGACTGCCGACCAAACCGAAGAGCTAGCGCCGGACGTGTCTACCAGCGCAACCGGATCGTCAGAGGCAAGCTCTAGAACGTACAGGGCACCGATGGTGCCGCCGTTGACTTGAATAGGGCTTGTCACGTTATCTTTACCCTCTCACAAGGTGTGGGGTCGATCGGATGCGCGCCGGGCGGGCCCGGAAGCGTCGGAACCCAAGCAACTGCTAGCGCGGTTGCAACGGCTGAGCCCCCGGTCACGCCGGACCAATTTGCGGGGTCGGTTAGCGCGAGCACAAGATTTCCTATCGCGGTGTCAACCTTTGAAGCGAGGGCCGCGAAATCGGCCGTGGTCGGGTCACCGATCTTGACAAGCGAGCACTCTAGCACAACCGCGCCGTCCGGGTCCACCGTCGGGGGCACTCGGCCCAGGATCGGAATCGCGAGCGCGTGCGCTAGATGATGGTTCCTCGGGTCGATTGGATCAAGTCCGACTTTGCCTTGATCGTACCACGCGCGAAGGGATTGCTTAGTGCATAGGATCAATACTTCATCGTTCGCGCTGAGCGGCCAATGTAGCTTGAATTCGCCACCCCCCGGGAACAATACCGGAACGTCTGCCAGGATAGGAAGCTTTTCGTTCTTGTAACTCCCGTCTTTAGCTAGTTCTTTCGATGGTGAGACTAGCTGTATATCTGCAACCATCTTGGCCGCATCGTACGTAACGATAATGCCTTGGGTCGATGTCCAAATCTTGGCCGTTTTGGCGTCCGTCACGCGGTCCAAGACTTCGACTTGACGCGGATCCGGGCCGCTCATTTGGACTCCAAAAGTAGCAGCATTAGAACCACGAAAACCCCTACGATTAGGGTATAGGCAAAGTCGTCTCGTCGCATATCAATAAGGCTTTGCCTTGACGTCAATATACCAGTCTTGCCCGCGCGTATCGCCGGTGTGGGCGGTTTCTTGGATAGCGTATTGACCCTTTATCTCGCTCGCCTGCAAAACTATTTTGCGGCCGGGATAAACGTCCGCAACCATGAGCATTTTAACCGAGACAACACCATCCTTGTCCACGGTCGGCGAGCCAATCATACCGGTTTTTTCGGTCAACAGAATCGCACTTCCGGCGAGCGCTTGCCCCCTCGGGACTAGCTGTAACTTCCCGCCCTGTACCGACCACGTATAATCAACGCTCGCGGTAATCCGATCCATCTCACTCGCGGCCGAGCCTGATAGGACCGTTCCAAGGGAGAATTGCGACGAAAACCCGGCGCCTTGGATGGCAGACACCGCGGCGTCTAGGTTGCCCTTGGACACCCCTAGTGCGGTCGACAGCGCCCGGAACACGGTTGCGATGTCCGTCCCTGCCCGTAGCGCGGTTTGCACTCGAGCGGTCCGAAGCTTGGCCTCTCCGTCGCCCGCGGATAGGGTAGTAATCCAGTCCGGTCCGGTATGCGCGCCGAACCCCGTGCGCATATCGCCTAGGAAGATGGTTGACGTGCTCCCGACGTAACCTGCATCAATCTGTACCGTCGCATCCTTTAGCTTTTGCAGCGCTAGACGGGTGTCGGGGGATAGGTTGTAAATCTGCAACTCGGCCGTGTTAGGCTTGCTCGTCAGATCCTTTTTAACTGTAAACTTGACGGATAAAGCTTCCTTCTGCCCACCCTGAGGGGCAATCTTAATCGCTTTGGCGCCGTCCGTTTGGACGATAACGGCGCATGCGCGGTTGAATAGTAGGTTAGAAGGTGACATAGGCCAATTGCACGCCCCGACCCAGGTCGGAGAAACCGGGCGGAGCGTCCCCGACCGCGCGCAAAGCGATTAGCTCGCCGCCCGGCCGGCGGATATCGACCAACCGGCGGAGTAGCGGCCAATTCGAGACAAGCTTAATCCCGCAAACAATTTCCACGTTCTCAGCCGTCAATAGGTCGAGATACCACCTATCCTCGCGCTCGTGATAGTTCAGGCGGACGATGTAATCAACATCGCCCAACGGAACACGAATAGACGTGTCCGGGGTATCGGTCGGGACGGGAAGGATTACGGTCGTCGCCATGTTACTTAATCGCGTTCGCCGCTAGGTCCCAAACCTTGCCGGTCGCTTTCCGGAGTAGTGTTTTCTTCTCGGCCGCGGACATATCTTCCGGTACCTGAGAGCCCTTCGGAGCGGGTGGCGAGCCGGCTTTGATTAGCGGAACGGGCGCAGCCACAACCGCACTCTGGACTTGGATCATCCGCCGCAACTCGACCGAGAAATTACCCGCTCCCAAATCCTCCTTAGTATACTCGATAGACTCAATCACCATTGAATCATAGGCTTTGGTCGAAGTGAACACTTCGCAGATAATAGCCCCTTGACGAATGGCGGTTAGGTTATTGTGAGTTTCTAGCACGTTGTCAAACGTTGGATCCGAAAACGCCTGTACCTGTACGGTAACGGCGGGATAGTTACCTACAACGTAGGGACTCAATTGGGCCACAACCGGGGGAGTGCCGAAAAGCAAATCCCCTAGCGCCGAAATGGCGCCGGTGATAGACAGGGCCGGAGGGGGTTTAGGGATGTTTAGGGTTGTGCTTTTGGTTTGCCTGATTTGGGTTTGCCGACCGGGAATGCCCATGCCCTGCAAGGTCGAGCCGTTGTCGCCTAGTAGGAGTGGTGTATTCGTCACCGTCCCTTTGATCGAAATCCGGTCCGGGTCGTTTCGGATATGGTCCGAAACGTTCGAGCCCAATTCCACGGGATGGTCCGTCACCGTGGACTTAGACGTGTGCGTTTCGGACTCGACGATATCGAAGACAATAGCCGTCCCGCTCGCCGGTAGGATGAAAACGTCCGTTTGGCCCATGGCCTACTCTAGCACCGGTTCGAGCGCTTCTAGGATGCTCCGGCGCTCGTCATTGAACGGTGCCATGGCCCCGTCCCGCGCCGCAGCTGCGACGTCTTCCGCGCCGCCCATGCCGTGGAAATTCTGCTCCAATTGGATCGTTTGGCGGGCGTCCACTGTCGTGGGACCGCCCCGCCCGCCGCTCACGCGGGGCGCAAACGCGTCCGAGGTAGCGGACGCCATGTCCGCCGCGGCGTCAACCGCGCGCCCCGTCCCGATGCCCTCCGCGGCCCCCTCGTCAATTTGCGCGCCTGCTAGGCGGAAGACTGTCGACGGGGAGTGTATCCCTAGCACGTTCCGGAAGCCGTCGATCATCCCCTTCCCGACGTTCTTAACCGCTTCCCAAACCCTGGACGCTCCGCCGGTCAAACCGTCGACTAGGCCTTTAATGAATTCTTCTGCCGCAGTTTTGGCGTGTCCTGGGAACGTGGTAGCAAAGTTTGCTATTGCGGCGTCGAGATTGTCCGCCCATTGCAGGAACCCCGACCACGTTTCGCCGAAGCCGAATCGGAAAATGCGCTTGACGTCTTCCCAGTCTTCGGCGAGGGATTCTACGAAGTTAGACCCGCCCGAGAGTGACTCCCAAAGCTTAGCGAATTCCTTTTGGGCTTCTTTACCAATCTCGCCGATGCCAATTAACTTACCGAATTCGTCTAGAAGGTGTCCGATTAGGGAGTCCGAGCCTTCGAAAAACCCGAAGACATCTTCGACGACTAGGAATAGCGCTAGCCACGGAAGCGCCATGAGCGCCCATTTACCTAGTAGCAAGGCGCTTTGCGCGTTCATTGCAATGAGCGCCGTCACAATGAACCCGGCCGCTACCGTCCAGGCGTTCGTGCCCTTAGTCGCATCGATGATAAACTTATATACCGCCGTTCCAGCCTTCGATAGCATGGTAAATAGCGGGATCAAAGTCGACCCGAGCAGGATCTTTAGCTTGTTCCAGGCTAGATCGTTCTCCTTTTGGACTCGGCCCAGGTTCTTAAAAGCCTTAATATTGTCTTCGGTGAACCCACCGATCCGATCGTATTCCTCGCCTAGGGCTTTTAGGGTCTCGGCATCCTTGATTAGGCTCGGCCCGTCGGGGCCGAACGCCAAAACAGCCGCTCGATTGCGGTCGACTGACGACCCCATGGCGTTGATTTTTTCCGCCATGTTCTGGAATAGCTCGGCAGGGGACGAAGTATTCACTTCGTCAAGCGAAATACCGAGCGATTTGAATAGCTGAGTCGCTTTCTTCCCGCTTCCGGGAAGCTCACCCCCCATCACGTCGTCTAGTTCGTTCAGATTGTCGGCGCCTTGCTTGGCTGTAGCAAGGGACATGTTCCGGCCAAGCACGCGGAAGACGCGTGTTAGGTCATCCGCACCCTTTCCGGTTTGGTGCATTAGGCGTTGGATATCGTTAACGCCTACTCCGGCCGTCTTAGCGGCCTTCCCGATGGCGCCCGCGTCGCTTTGGAGAGACTTAACGAGCGAACCGGTCCCCAAATCTTCGAAGCCGAAACCACCCTTTAGCTTTTTGGATGCATCCTTTAGGACGTCGGTAAAGCTTTGGACCTTCCACGACGCCTTATCTAGCTCTTTAGTGTCGACCTTGACACCAAAAAACGCTAGAACGGACCTAAGCGCACCACCGTCGGCCACTATTGCACCTCGTCAAACGCATCTAGGACGAAATGCGCGTCTAGCGCTTCGTCCAGAGACATCGTTTCTAGGTCGGTTAGAGTCACGCTCAGCCTATCGTGGGTTAGCAAGCGCCAGAAAAACCAGTCAACGCCTCCTTTTAGGTTCAAGCGTTTGGCATCTTTAGCGAGTTTAGGGGGTTTTCGCTCCCGAGACCGGCTAAAAAACTTGCAAAATTGACCTGTACGCAAGTCCCTAGCCACTGTATCATGGCATCATACCGGCCTGCGAAGTGTGAATCGAACACTCCACCTAGCGCGATCTTGATTGGGCCGTTCGTGGATTGCTGAATAAGCTTCGTCGAGCCGGCAAAAACGTCGCAAAGCCAATCAAAATCCGCGTCTTGTAGGCTCGCCGTGGCGCCCGCGACCGCTGCGGGGTTGTCTCCGCCGGCCATAAGCGGGCCGAGTAGCTTGCCCAAGCGGAATAGGACCTTCCGGCCGACGAGCGCACCTAACTGCGTCACTTCGTAGGTATGTTCCCCGATGGTTTTGGTTTCTACAGTGAGACTCATTTGGTCCTCATTTGGTCCTAAACTCTCCTACGGAACGAACCCACCGAAGCAGCGCGTCGAATTCGGTTCGCCATACATCTTTGGCCAGCACGTCCCGCCGTCGGACGATTTCGATCAAGCGCTGCCCTTCGGTTAGCAACTCATCCGGAGCGCCCGGATGCCGGCGCAAATCCTCGAAACGCTCTTCTACCATGTGTAAGAGCGTTTCGGTATCCTCACTTGCGGCGCGCATTTGTCCGGTTGACCGCATCGGCACCATCGCCCCGCCGCACTTCGGGCAGAACGCCCAACCGACCGCAGCTAGGCCCAGGTCCGCGGCGCACGCGGGGCATTTCATGGGGCCGGAGGGAGCGTCACGCGCCTGCGAGTGAACGCTGCGACCACGGCGCGGAGGATTGCTGGGAAGTCCACGCCCGACGCGCGGAGGGCCGCCACAAGCTGCGGGAACCGGTGTTCCACCTTGTGGTAGCCAAACGACGCGAGCCCGGAGACGAGCGGCCAGCCGAGGACCACGGCTTCCGGATGTGCTGCGAACCAAGCGACGAGAGCGGCCATCGAAACCTCCCTATTTCAATCCAAACGCGTGAGCGATAACGGCGCCGACCGCGCCAAGGGCGGCGAGCCCGACCGAGCCGGCAACCTTCCAAAGCATGTCTTTCGTTTTGTCGGATGCGCTCTTGACGGCGACAAGGGCCCCCGTCGCGTCCGCTGCTCGGGCCGTTTCTAGGCGGTCCAATCGTTCCGTAAGGCGGGCGAAAGACTCTTGATCGTGTTGGATATGCGCGCGGATGGTACCGGTTAGTTCGCCGATATCTTCTTTGATTTCGACCAGAAGTTTATACACTTCTAGATCGTCTTGGCTCCCCCGGGAAGGCATCACGACCCCCCGAATAGAGCGACCCCCTGAGCCGCATAGATTGTCCACTCCCGATTCGAGCCATCCGCGCCGAAGGCTGCATCCGCCGGCTTCTCAATCCAAGCCGAGGGGGAGGCGAACGTGTCCACGCCGCGATTGTTCTTGAAAAAGAACGGTGCGACACCTGCGCGCAGTGACGTATCTAGCGCGTTAATCCCTGCAAGGATAGCGTTAATCGCGCTCGTTTGTAGGAGTGTTAGGGTAATCTTCCAAAGCGTCGACCCGGTGTAGATTCGGATAACGCTTCCGTCGCTCCCTTCTTTCGTCTTAAAGTCAGGGGTTACCTTTTCGAACTTGACGAAATCTCCCTCGCCCGCGCCCTGATTGAGGTTGATCGCAGCAAAGTTTAGGCTGCAATCCAGGATTGAAAAGTCTTTTACGTTCTCGCCAGCCATTGCCTAGCTCCTTATTCGGATAGCACGCCGTTAATTTTGACCGCGTGAATCGCTCCGGCCAGGATGGCCGACCACGTTACAGGCGTGAGCAACCGGTTATGCTTATCGGCCGGCTCGACGTCTTTTGCGAGCGGCGCATCAGGCCCAGTGAACGAAGCGAGAAAGCCTTTCTTCTGAGCCAGAATAAGGACGGCTTTCGTCGTGCCCTTAATGATTGCGATACCATCATCCGTGAACGGGATGCGCGAGCCGTTATCGGATGCGGTTTTCATCGCCCCGAAATTCGCCTCTGCTAGGCGGGCGTCGAGCCAATCGCGACCGTGAATGATATCGATCCATTCCTCGCCGGCCATGACCGGGTTTTGGGTGACGCTCAGGCCCGCGACCTTGATATACACAAGGCCCTTTTTCCCGTGCGTACCGACCGAAGGGACACCGGAAATCGCGTGCTGGAAACCGCTACGGAGATTGTCCGCCGCGATGCCGCGAATCGTTACATCATTCCACGTGGCGGTACCGGGGTCCTGAACGAACCGATTCGCCATGAGGCCTAGACCGCCCCAATGTAGGAATTGGTTCGACAGATAAAACGAGTACGTTCGCAGATAGTTATCTGCGGCGAGCGAGCTCATGACGTCGGTATCGTCGCCCGAATCGCCGCAAGCGCTATCGCTCGTATTGTTGCCGAAAAGCTTTTTATGGGATTCGACCCAAGACGCGGCTTCCTCGGCTTCGGCCTGGCTGGACGAATCCAACGCGAGCCCATACCAAGTATCGTCGTCGTCCGCGATAGCCTGCAAATCCGTTGCGACTCCAGGGTCAGCTGTGACATCGGAAACCGTAAGGTTCCAAGGCTTCGGCAGGCTAGTCAGATCAAATAGCGTCCCGTCGACCGTAGCGGCAATGCGCATGCGTGCGCCGCCGCTGGGAGTGTTGGTCCCGGTCGCACTTTGATTGTCCGTGAAGCCCAGCGTCGCGTTAGCGGTACCGTTTCCGACGAGTAGGGTTCCGGTATCTCCAACGGTCGCACTCGCAAGCGCTAGGTGCACTTCGCCCGGATATGTATCGTAGTCCAGGCTCGCGGTACCGTCCGAGCCCTCAGCCGTATTGATTTGGTCAACGATATCTTCGACGCTCGTCGGGGTGGTAAAAGTCGTGGTGTCGAGTCCGCCAACGTCCGCCGTCAACTTGAACGTTAGGGTGTTTAGGGTCGCGAGCGTGAGTTGCGACAAGTCGACCGTACCGACAAGGGTCGCAGGGGTCGACGGCACCGAAGCATCGTGAAAGCCGGTAATCGTGAGACCGGTAATCGACCCGGCCGACGCAACCAAACCGTCAACAATATCGTCCTCCGTGTCGCCATTCTGGACGGTGTAGGTAACAGCTTTCTTGGTCCCGTCCGGCGCCGTAACCGACCAACCGTAAACGAAGTTTTCGTTGACGTTGACGGGCGCGAGGTCAACCGTCTTGGTGTACGGGGTTAGGCGCTTCCCGACCATGACCGACTGCGGCGCGGGGTCCTGAGAAAAGACCCGGTTTGCCATCTTGTAAACCGGATGGGTCGTGGCAAAGTCAACCGCCACTTCATCGATAGACCCGTAAGTGTCGGTCATGTTCGGCGTTTCAGTGTGATACGCCGCCAACATGATTAGGCCGAAACCCTGTTGCGTCGGGGTCGGACCGCTTAGAAGGGTGGTGACTAGAACGATATCGGATAGAACGCTCATGATGTAATCGTCCCTTGCATGTCTACAGTTTCGATCCAGCCGTAGCGGCCTGCTTCGTCCACTTCGTTGATCGTCATGGTTAGCCGCACGTCTAGCGTTGCCATGCTCGCAATGTGCTCGTCAATTGGAGCGGAGTTAGGTACAATCGCCAGCGTCCCGACGTATGAGACGTTGACCGCGGCCAGAGCATCAATATACGAGCGCATCCGGAGACGGGCGCGGAGGGTTTCGAGGTAGCCGATCGCATCCTTCGTATCGGTCGTGTCGAGACTTTGAACCTGAACGCTTAGAACCATCTCGCGCCATGCGACGACGGTATCAAGCATTTCCTCGCCTTGCTCTTGATCCGGGTCGTAAGTCGTCCGCACTTCGTCAACCGAACCGCGCGCTTTACCGCGACTGAGCGTGCAATAGGCGATTACCCTATCGGTCCCGACATAGGGGGCTTTTTGGTCTCGCCATCGGGCAGGGCAACCACAGCCGCTTGCGACGACCGAGAGGATTGCAGGCTTGACGCTGGCGAAATTCATCCCTCGCCCACATCCTTGATTTCGAAGGTAATACTCGAGCGGAGAACCCCGGTGTCAATCAACGTCGTATCGCTGCCCTTGCGGGCGATCGTGTGCGGCTTGTCGGGCGGCGGAATGTTGCTCGCGATTCGCTCTTGAATCTCGCCGACACACTGCACACCTAGCCGCTTTAGGCCCTGCTCGTAAGGCCTCTTTCCCTCGAGCGCATCGCGCGTAACTTGGGTAATCAAGTCGTCAAGCCGCGGCTTAGCTTCGTCGAACCACGCGCGGAGGAACGAACGTTCCGGGATAAACCGCGTCCCGAATTCGTTGTAGCTCGCATAGTCCACGACCGAGACACCGTTACGGCCCTGGCCGTTCGCGGACGGGTGCACCCCTACGGACATCGACCGCGGGCGATTTAGCTCCTTTGCCACTTTCATTAGGGCATCAAAGCCTGTATCTTTGACCTTGACAGTCATTAGAACACCCGCAAACCGCACACTACTTGCTCACGTATCTGACTGAACTTGATTCCGTATGTCGTCTCGTATTCCTTCGGGTCGAGCCGCGCCATCTTCCCGCTAGGCGACAGCGCTAGATTGTGCGCGGTCAGTAGGCCGTGCGCATGGTCGTATTGATCGAACCACGGGGCGCCGCCCGGGGGAGCCATTTCCGAAGCCGCAGCAGCCAACGCCGCGTCGATCTGAGCGTCACTAGTGTTATCGGTACCCCCAAATTCGGGGTAGGCTACGCGGAACGCGGTTCGATCCATGACGATTAGGCGCTAACGTTGCCGCTCACAACCGCGTCAGGGTCAAGCTTGCGCCAGCGGCACTTGAAAACCATGGCCCCCGTGGTGTTGCCGCTCAGCACAAGGCGGAGCTTGCCAGGACCGACCTTGATCGTCGGGATGCCGGCGATAAGGCCCTCGCCGACCGCGGACACGATTAGGGCCGAGCCGACCGCGGCGGGGCGGGTAAGGGACTTGCCAACCGCGGCGCTCGCAACGCTAGTGGTCGTGCAAAGGTCGGTTGTGGTCGGACCCTCGTCCGCCACAATCTGAAACTTGCCGGTCGACACGTCCGCGCTAAGCGCCGTCGTAACCTGAGCGCACAAGTCGTAAATCTCGACGAATCCCCCGGTAACGAGGAAAGCATCGATGTTGTCGGCCGCGCCAGTGTTGGTGTACTCTTCGGTAATCGTGACAGTAGACACGTCATCCTCCGCTTCGGTGAAACTGTTAGGGTCGACTAGCAAACCGCCTAGGACTAGCGGCCCTTGGCAAAGGGCTAGATATTCGGTATCCCCGAATTCGCCCGTTTCGCCCGGTTCGATTTCGTACACCCGAGCAGTGTGCATGTTCTTTAGGGAGTGAGTAGTCATTAGTGCTTTCCTCGCTTCCTAGGGAATGCCGGCTCAGGATCCGGGTGGTACGGCTCCGGGTCGGGCGGCGGGGGCGGCTCGACCGCGAGCGGCGAAACCTCGGGAGGCGGAGGCGGTTCCGGCTCGACCGGGACTAGGTACACCCCAAGACACGCCAAGTCCGCCTCCCGAACGAAGCCGGTTTGGCCCGGCTCTACCTCGCACACCCGCGCGGAATGCTTGTTAGTTACTCGCACCATGGGTGGCCCGGTTAGCTGTGCAGGTTATCGAAGTAGGCGCACACGCCGGGGCGGTAGACTTCGACGCCGGCGGTCCTCATGTGACACGGAACCATCCACTCCATCCCCTTGACCTGAGGCGGGAATTGCTCGAATTCCTGCGGGATCTGCAAGGCGATATAGTTCGGATCCCGGCGATAGACCATCGCACGCTCACCCGCGGTAGCGCTGGCAGTGTTGCAGGGCAACCACCAATCAACGTTTTTAACGATGGTCGACTGGGCCAAGAACGCCTCAAGAATCGTACGGCTATCGTACTGACTCATTTGCTGCGAATTGACCTGAGCGAAACGCGTGGTCGGGAGTAGGAGGGTATCCGGGTTCCCGAAAATCGTATTCGTGGTGATAAAGGGATAGTTGCACATTTGGTGCATATCCGCTAGGATCTTGCCGCTATTCGTGCCGTCGGCCGAATAGGTAAGGCTATTCCACGATCCGTTAGTGACCGTGGTAACCGCCACGTCGCCCGAGTTAAGGAGGCCGGTTAGGACCTTAGTCGACCCGAGGACAACGCCCGTTGCGGCGATATCCTCTAGCTTCCTTTCAATCATCTCGCGAGCGTACGCGGCGCGCTTGGCGTCCAGCGGGCGCCGAGCGAAGTCCGCGGAGCGGACATCTTGGATCGAATACTTGTAGGACCCGCCGATGCTCTTGATACCGATGATTTTCTCGCCCGCCCGGATCTGGACGGCCGGGAAGTCTTGCGAGTAATCATCGATTACGGTCGCGCGACCGGTCGGATCGAACGCCTGTAGAGCGTGATACTCGGCCCCGGTGGGTACCTCGTGAGAGACAGGGATAAGCGTCCGGGCCTTGAGCTCCGGAAACATCGTATCCCACGTCTTATTACTGATTTCAGTCAGCGAACGGAGGAATAGCGCCGTCTCGTTAGCGTCAACGCGCTCGCCCTGAGCGCGCATATCCGCCATGTATTTACGGATAAGGACGGGGTCCTTAGCCCAATCGTAGCGGGTTTCCGCCTGCTTGATTAGATGCTTGAAACGCATGGTATTACGCTCCGGGGAGGTTAACTTCGACTAGGCAAATCGACCCCTTGCCGGTCGCGCCCTTGTAAACTCGGCACCCTTTGGGGGCAACCGCGGCGTACGTGCCCGAACCCGCATCGGCCCGGACCGAGCCGAGGACGGCCGAGCTAGCACCCGCGCCGTAGCAGATAAAGAGCGGTCCGCCGTCGGTAACCGTACCGTCGCACAAGCATGCGACGATGCCGCGGCGGAGAACCGCGAGCGTCGCCCCAATCGGGAAATTGGGGTCGGCCGGCTCAAGAGCGGGCTTGTAAAGCACGACACCCTGTAGCGAGCCCAGGTCGGTCACGTCGGTGGACGCCGCGGGGGCGATAACTCCCATGTCCGTATCCGTGCCCATGGCAACGAACAGACCGGGGTTGATCCCGTCTTCGGACATCTTAGCGATAACCAAATCGGTTTGGTCCGAATAGGGGCGCTGTCCGGCTAGCCACTTGTCGGGCCGAACGCCGTAAGAAGTCTGGGGCATGATTGCCATGTGATTAGCTCCGGCTGGCCGCTAGGGGCCGCTTCCAAAGGTTTTCGGTGGTTTCGAGGTTTCGGGTATACGCGTCAACGGTACGCCGCGGACGCGAGTCCGTGCGAGCAGGGGGCGGGGCCGTCGGGCCCATGGGAGCGTCGCCCGGGTCAACCGTACGACCCGCGTCAAGTTCTCCCACGTCGTCCGCCGCATCCGTGTCGGGGCCGGCGCTCGCCTTTAGCTCATGCACGAGCATCATTAGCGCGCCCTCAAGCCAAACCGGGTCTTTGCCGGCCGTGTCGAAGTCCGGCATTAGCTCGGCGAGAACCGCTGCAATCACGCCCGGTTCGTCCTTCCCGTCGCCCGGTTCCTCGCTCGGAGGCGGAGCGTCACAACGCCCGCCCGCGGTTTCGATAGCGGAGCGGACGATCGCGATATCCTCGCAAAAACGCTTGCGGCGGGCGATGCGGCCGGGAAGCTCCTTCGCGGCTTTCTCGATTGCGTCGGCCCGTTCCTTGGCCGCCTTGACCTCAGCCGCGGCCTTATCCTCCGCGGCCTTAGCGCGAGCGTTCGCGGCATCGGTCACATAGGCCAAATGCTCATCCGAGCCTTTCTCGAATTCCCGCCCATCGATTACGATTTTCACTTTTGGTGTCTCCGTTGCCTGGTAAAGGTCCGCCGCGTCGAGCCGTAGCGCTGCGCTAGACCCCGCCCGGCCAGCGCCAGGGGGGAGCAACGCGACATGGTTTAGAATGATGTTCTTTTGGATACCGTCGTAACGTTCGCCGTCCGCGGTAACGCCAGGCGTATCGAAGTAATCGCACGTATACCCGCACGACAGCTCGCGGCGCTTGCCCTGCTCGATTAGGTCAATCGCTTCCGCGTCTTGGATTAACGCGTCGCACATAACGTGCGTATCGGTATGGTTGACCGCCTCGCCGATATGCCCGACCGCGAGCCGGCGCCAATTCTCAGGCGCGACCCAAGCGGAGTCGCCACGTTGTGACGGATGAAGGTCCGTCACGGCCGCGGCACGGAAGGATGCGAGCGACGCGGGCGAGAACACTTCCTCCGGCGGGCGGTACTCGCGCCGTTCGGAACCGTCCGCGTTCAAGTAGATTTGGACCCCGACTCGAGCGGGTGTCGCCGGGATTCGAAGTCCGCCCGTAGGGGTCCTTTCGAATTTGCCTAGCGGCGAAATGTCGAGCCGAGGAACGCGCACGCTCGGATGATGATCCGAGCGCGGTTGTCACGCAACAAGAAAGTTAATATTGCACTAGGTGACCGATGGTGCCCTAACGCTTCGTCACCACCAACCCTTGAGCATCAAGCGTTTGGGTGCGTCTTCCAAAAGCCGGCGCTCCTCTCGACGGCGCCAGCGTCGCACAGCCCGCTTATACTCGCGCCGAGCCGTAGCCGTACCTAGGTGCCCTTTCGTGGCGTAAACCTGTTTCATAGTGCCCTAACGAATTCGTACAGGTCCGCGATTTCGCCGTCCTTCGCATCTTCGATGTAGCCGCCAATCGCTACCTCGCCCGACTGCAAGTGGTGGGCGGAGACGGACAAGCGGGTTAGGTCGACCTTGCAACGATCGGAGAAATACCCTGCTAGGCCTTGCGTTAGTTCGGTGGGGTTGCACGCGAGACAGTATCGATCACACATGGGTCAATCCTCAATTATCGGAATCGCGACACAACGGCATTGAATGTCCTGGCCGGGGTGATTCTGCCCGTTGCCAGTGTCGGGAGGGTTAGCCCATTCTTGTTCCGTGCCGTCCAATTCGTCGTGCTCCGGCCGTACGCGGTCGTCGTGCGACGTGCTCCAGCGGTAACGGGTGATTCCCGCATCCGTATGCAAGTGTTCCGTTATCTGTCCGTTTAGCTTTAGCGTTTGATCGCGAGCGATTAGGTCCGCGCGGCTTTTGGTCACGTCGAACCGCTCGATTAGATCGCCCCGGATGTCCTCGGACGTGTTTAGGATCTTGGTTACCTCGGGCAGTAAGTCGTCCGCGATAGAGCGAATCAAGTGGACGTTAACGGCGCGCCAATGGTCAATCAGCGGCCCCGACCCGGCCCCGAGGGGCGTGATACCCGTAAGCCTCTGAAACGACGCGCTAGCCCCCTTTGCGACGCGGGAGGCTATGGTTTTGGTGTCCGGTATCGGGATATCATGCATAGCTACGCGAATGTCGACCGCTTCCCGGGCATCCAACCGTCCGGCAATAACTCGAAACGCCGCAGCTTGTAACGCGTTGACATACGCCCGGAGCAAGCGCATATAGGTGCGCTCGATTTGCAGGGTCGGCTTGTTCACTTGCGCCCCGCCGGGTGCTCGCCCGTGCCGCCGCAGTCGGGGCAGGGCGTCGACTGACATCGCCCGCAGTAGCAATCCAACGGTGGCTGCTCGCCCTTGCCCCCGCACCGCGGATACGGCCCCAACGCCGCGCGGAGCCTCGCGATCTCGGCCGAGTATTTTTGCGCCCTTCCGACTGCATGTTCAGCTATTAGCTGCAGATCTCGGTTCTCCGCGCGTTCGGCGTCAAGCGCGGCGAAAAGAGCGCGAACATCGGCGATCGCCGTGTCCCTCTCTTCGGGAGCGTCGCGCCGCCAAGTTCCCGGCTCGAATCGGACATATTTGGCCGCCACGCGCTCCCGGATCGCCCGCTCCTGCTCGGGGGTCAGCATCATCGTTCGCTAGCCCCTGGCACGGGCGGCGCGGCCGGGGGAGCGACGGGCGGTTCGGGCGTAGCAGGCGCGTTCACCTGCCCCCGCGCCTTCGATAGCGCTTCCTGGTAGGCCGCTAGGTCCGCCGCGGCAGGGCTCTCGCCGGTCGGTTCGGGCTCGGACATCTCGGCCGAGTAGACCGGACCGAAACGGTTAGCCGCAACGCGCTCGGGCGACACCACCTGATTTGTGATATACAGCGCGTCCGTTTCAGCCACCGTCTTCCGCCGATCGGCTTCCTCTTTCGGTGTTTCTTGCCAGAGCTTATTGAATTCGATCGTCACATTCTCGCCCGTCCAACCCTCGGCGCGGCAGATAAGGTCGAATAGCCGTAGGAGCTTCGGCTTGATAGATCGATTCTGGTAGGACCGGACCGAATCAAACCACTGCCGCATATCACTGTCACCGGTCGCATTGAGCCCGGCCGGGGCCATACCCATGAGACGCGTTACGGGAATGCCAGTCACGGCCGAGAGCAAGTTAGCGAACCGGTCTAGCATTTCCGGAACGCCGGAAAACTGCATAGCTACGCGCTCGAACGATTCGGGCGCGGAATTACCGTCGCCCGCCTCTAGCACTAGAGCTCTTACCAGCGATTTGGCTTGATCCATCAAACTCAGGCGTTTGGTGATGATATCTTGGTTCGGCCCGGCGAGCATGGCGATTAGACCGCGGAGTTTGACGACTCCGATCGATGCTTCCGAGACCATGCTACGGCTGGACGAGAAAGCCTCCCAAAACGCTTTGACTGCTTCAATGGGTGCGTCAAGCGAGCTCAGGTCCCATGAGTTATTCCGAATGCGGGTGCTCGCGTCCGTCAACGCTCCGCGGAAGATAATCAGGCGGGATTCGTGGACTAGCTTCGGCTTCCCGGCGAGTGGCGAAATCTGATAGATTCGCGGGCGCAGGAAATCGTCGATACCGTCGGTCTGATACCAGGCCCAGGGCCAAACGTACCGCCGATCGAATACTTCCAATCGCCCGACTGACTTAACGTTGTACACGTCCAACGGGTCGCGCCAATCCCGGCCGTCGATTACGTGTGGCAGGATAACCGAACCGCCGTAAAGCCGCGCCCAGGTGTCGGCTTCCTGGTAGGCTTGGTCGACGCCTAGTCGCTCGGACGCTTTTCGCAAGAACGTGGTCCGGTCGGGCGCGGTAGCGTGTGCGGTGTACCCCTCGCGAAAGGTTTCCTCAGGCAAGGCCGATACAATCCGACGGGCGATCCCGTCAAAATTGAACATGTCGGTTAGGTCGAGTAAGTGTAACTGCGTCTCAGCATCCCACGCGGTCCAGTAGGTTTTATCCCGCGCGGTATTCATTCCGCTAACGAGGTTAGACCAACCATCTTCCGTCATGTCCTCGCGCATACGGAGACGCCACTCGTTATTTTCGTCAACCATGGTGAACCCTTTTTGTCTTTGCCGTGTCTCTGTTACTACATACCCGGCTACAATAAACCCGATTCGGCCGTTGCGTCGTGGCTTGGAACGTCCGCCCGCAATGTTTGCACACGACGCGACGGATTACCGTCCAAGCGTGGGGGGTTTGCCGCGGCGAAATAGCCCGGTCGCGCCATTCCGAGCGGGCCGCTCGTTCCGCGAATTCTTCTAGGACGCCTTGTGGGTCCAGCATCATCGCTTTAGGAGCTTTCCCATACCGTCGACCAAACCTTGATTACCTGAGGCCCGGAAATGGCTGAGCCCTTGCGTGATACTGTCAACGATATCGTCGTTTGCGGCGAGGGGGAACGCTTCTAGCTGGGCTAGCATTTCGTATAGCTTCGGATGCGCTCGCGGGAATAGGACCTTACCGCTATCGAACATCGGGGTAACTGAGTGCGCTCGCGCTTCCTTCCCGCCCAACGGTTTCACAAGCTCGATCGCTACCGACGACGCTAGCTCGCTTTGGATGGCCGGCCCGTTCGCGGCATCTTCTACCAGGCGCACGGGAGATTTCGACCAGCCTAGCATGCGCGCCTTCGTGGCGGCGAAGTCCAAGCGCTCGTTAAGAATATCTCTCAGGTAGAAAAACCCGCCCGATCCGCGCCAATCCGTGGCGGCTACGAAATCGCTCCGCGCGTTGCCCTTGAACGCCAAGTCCCACGATTGCACATCCCAGCCGCGCTCGGGTAGCTCGGCGAACGTGCACGGCCGGTGCGTATCGTGTAGCGAGCAGCCCTCTCGCATGCATTCGTCACATGTGCACGGTTCGTTACCAGGACCCCAAAACTTGAACCATTGCCGCTTGAATATGTTTCCGCCGTCGACTATCGGCTTTTGCCCATATTGAGCCGCAGCCCCTCGAGGGCCCAGGGTCGTTTCGTTCTTGGCTACCACGTCCAGCGGGAAGCGTTTGGGGAATAGTAGGTCCCCCGGCTTCCGCGGGTCCTGGCCAATAGACGTGACGCACGGTCGCATCTCGGCTCGCATCGGGAGCCGTAGGACAGTATACCCCTTGTCTATCATCTCGCCGGCTAGGTCGTCCCTATGTAGGCGTTGCATGATAATGGTCCGAGTGTGTCGGGTCGGGTCGGTTTGGCGTAGGCTCATGTTATTAGCCCACCAATCCGACACCTTTTGGATCGCCCGTTTGGTGACCGCCGCGGCGCCTAGGGTGTCTTGCGGCTTGATTGGATCGTCACAGACAACGTGATCCGCGTGGCGCCCGAGACCCTTTCCGCCCGGACTTGTCGCAAATCGAAACCCTCCGCTAGCAGTGTCGAAGTTAGAAGCGCTCGAAACCGCGGAGTCAAGGATATCTCCCCATCGCTCGCGAAACCAAGTAGAGCGGAGTAGATTGAGAATCCTACCCCCGTCGCGTTGTCCGACGAGTGATTGATCGTATGAGCCATAGATCCACTTGCTTTGGGGGTTGACCGCGATCCAATCCCATACCGGCCAAAAGACGTTGACGAGCAGGGACTTAGAACACCCGGGCGGAACGTTGATTACAAGCTCTTTTAACTCGAATCGGCTTTGCGCTTCCAAGTGTCGACACACGAGACCGATATGCCAGTTATCCAAGAACGGAGCCGGGTCGACCTGATGCCACGCCAAACGGACGAGACCGTGCAAACCGGCTTTCCGTACGTACGTGCGATCGAAGTCCGGCGAACCCATCTAAGCGGTTTCCTCTCCGGGTCGGATTAGGAGCATGACCTTAAACACTCCGCCGGGATAATTGGTGTCAACGTTCCAAGCCACTAAATGTCCTTCCTCGCCATTGACTGCGACGGTTGGCTTCCCGTCCGGCCCTTTTGCGACAAAGGCGATTTGGTTCGGCTCTTTCACGGTAACACCGTACAGCCGCCGCAAACCGTTGCCGGGTCACCACACGAACATTTGACCGGATCGCCACAGTAGACACAATGCGTGGCCAATTCGTCGCACTCTTCGCAGCGGGCCGGTTCAAGCTTCGGCTCGGTCAATAGGTCCGCTAGCCACCCTTCTAGCTCGGAGATGTAGTCAAAAGGGTTCGTGACACGTACACGTTGCAGGACTCCGACCGTCGTATACGGCTGTCGACGGCGCTCTATCTCCCTCAGGGCTTCGGCTCGATTCATCGTACCACGATCCTTTCCTTACGCTCGAATTTGACCCCCGGGATCTCACGGACCGAGCCTTCCGCGTTCGCGATAGCCTGTAACTTGTCGTAATCCGGGCAGCAGAATTCACGCGGAACTAGGTCCGGGTCGGTCACGCTTACCACCCAATATTGAATCGTCGTGCTCCCCTTGGCCTCGGGCGGAGGGGGCACGGGTTCTAGCGCCTGGGATGCCGCTTCCCGCGCCTTGGATAGCTCGGACGCGTAGTGATTCGCCTTGACCCGGTACTCGGTTTCTATCGCCTCTAGTGCGGCGAGAACGGGCCGGAACAAGTCGTCCACGCGCTTCTTTGCGAGCAGGATCGGGCCGGTAATCTCTTTGCGTTTCTGGTCGAACGTCGCCCGGTGTTTCTTGGCCAGCCGCACGCGCTCGATCGCAAGCTCATAAGTGACCGGATCCGCTACCTCGAACGCCCGGGCGGCGTCGACAATCGGCGCCAAACCGTTCGCTTCGTCAACTAGCTCCGCCTCCTGAGGGCTCGCGAGCCATTGGGTTGTCATTTTTCTAGCTCCGTTTCGCAACGCGTCCGCGCCATCTTGACTAGGTGCTCTGCTACCGATACGAGCGATAGCAGAAATAGCCGCCAAAGAGATCTCACGGTACCGTCCCGTCTTCCGGTACGATGGCCACCTCGGCGAATTGCTTACGCTTGATGTATGTTCCAACCGAGTGCCATAGGTCAGCGGCAAACCATTGGACATCAATATGCAGGCGTGATAGCTCCTTATGTGTTATCGCCCGCCCGTCGACGCTGATATAGGTACCCTTAGCCGTGCCGTCCGTGCTGATTAGTAGTGTGCTCATTCACAAAGCTCCTCAATCGTTACCGCGCCGTCGGTATAGCCCGAGAGCGCTTTAGCTATCCCGTATTCCGTCACCAAAAGCCCTCGGTGGTACTCTCTCACGATACGCACCGATAGGCCTAGCTCTCTGGCGATGTCTTCGAATAGGCGTGACCGGGCGGACCGGATCGCGCCCGTCGTGCCCGCATCCCGCACCCTGCCCTCGCACCATTCACGGAATCTCATTTTAGCACCGTCTCGCGCCCAAGTTCCAATCGCAAAACGTGTAGCTCGTACAGCGTTCCGGCGATCCAAAGTTTCAGGGATTGGATTTGCTCGTCCGGTGTCGGGCGTCTTCCGTACGATGCCATAATCCCCGCGTCAATTCCCGCTAGAATATGATCCGTGAATTCGTCTCGTGTCATCGCCGCAACCTCCAAAGCCCCATGCAAACCGCATCCTTGACATTGTGCCGCAAGCCCTTGGCTACGCCTTCCAAGCTGTCCGCCAACACCACCCGCTCGAGAGGCCCGAGCTTGGGCAGAAAGCGAGCGTGGCATATCTCTTTCGGCATTTGCCCTTTCCACACTCGCGGCTTTACCTTGTTTGCGTGTGGGAATAGCTGCAGGATGCGGCCGACTTTTTCACTCAAGATGAGTAGGCGGTTCGGATCGGCCTGCCCGAATCGGTAGACTTGCGGCTCTTCTACGATAACGTTTTGGCACACCGGCAACACCGAGTAGCTATCCGACGTAAGTAGGCCACACGAGGTCAGCTGGTAGCCTTTGAAGTGCGCCCAACCGGTCGCATCGCCGGGGTCAATTGCCAGGAGATCCATTGCAAGCGCTCCAATATCCGACAGCCCTATCAGCTAGCTGGCCTAGATTCCTTGTCCCTGAGCCGTAGCCTAGTGCTACATCAAGCAACGCCTTCCGCGCGGCTGTCTTGCGGTTCGGGACAAGCTTTACGATTCGAGCGTTATCGAACCGGTAGAGACAGATAGCCGCTTCCGCGTCTTCCCGTGTCAAGTAGCGGCGGGCATCCTTTTTGGATGTCGCCCACATTGTACCGGGCGGTCCAGCTTTGCTCGGACCCATAAGATAGTACCCCAACGGCGCTTTGATTACGTAGGTTGCCATGGCACGAGCCTTCCCTCTCTCACAATGCGTTTTGCTTTCTTGCTATAGGCCATCGTTGCCAAGACTTCGACCGAGCAGGGCACGTCCGGAATCCAGCGCCGGGCCGCGTCGAGCATGATGGCTTCCAGCTTGTGCGCGGTGTCGTCAATGCAATCGAGCGGCGTCTCTAGTACAAATTCATCGTGTACGAAATTCACCGTCCGCGCAACCATCTCGCCCATATACTGCGCCCTCGCGATATGATATCCGGCATCCTTTGCACAGTCCGCCGCGAGGCCTGAGAAGGGCGAGTTACACGCGTCAGTGAACCCGCAACCGTTCCGCACTCGACCGGAAAACAATTGCTCTACAGTGCCGCCGTGATTGTCGACCCATTGGAAGTATTGCCCCGCTTCGGGCACCATGCCGAGCCACACCTGTTTCAGCTGGCGCGCTTCGTTCTCGGTCATGTTGACTTGATATTTCTTCCGGCCCTCATCCGCTACACGCTTTGCTCCGGCCCCGCCCATGAAACCGAAATTGCCAACCTTGCCGGTTTGCCTAGCGTGGTTAACCGTTTCATACTCGGGATGATCCGATCCCGCGGCCTTGATAGCTTTAAGCTCTTCGTACGGCCGGCGTAGTATACGCTCGGCGAGCCTTAGGTGTGCGTCTTCCCCGCGTAGGAGGATGTCCCTCAGCGTCGAGTGTCCGAGCAGTGTGTAACAGACTTGCGCGAACGTGCTGAGCTCGAAACCACCATAGTCCGCCACGACATAGGCGCACCCCGGCCGCGGGTGGAAACACTCGCGCATACCCCCGTCCACAGCGAAATTTTGGACGTTGGGTTTCGTGCTCGCGGTCCGGCCGTTCTCAACCAATTCCTCAAATCGGGAGTGAATGATAGGCATATCAAGGATCTTGAAATCTTTGCCTATGACCGACCGAAGCTTGCTAAACGTCGCATACACGTCGAGCATCAGGTCGCCCGCCATCTCGCACGTCTCGCGGTCGGTTTTCGGGCCGCTCTTCTCGGTCATAGGCGGCATCATCCCCCGGGCCTGATAGGCCCCTAGGATGCGGTCCTTTACAAGCGACATGTTCCGCGAACCGTCGGACCGCACCAAGCCGAGCGTGCGCAGGGTCGCGCCGCACTCGTCAAATTCCCGCTGCACGCGCTCCTTAAACAACCGCACGGCCGTCGGATCGGGCACGAGCCCCCACGCTCGGGCGAGCATCAAGAACAGGGCGGCCCGGGCCTGCCGATACTGGTCCGCTAGGTGGTCGGCGCGCCGCTCCTGCACGGCCCAAATCTGCCAAGTCGCAAGCGCATCATCGCGCGAGTAGTCCACCGCCAGCGCTGGCCAGGACTCAAAGGGCACCGCCCTTAATTGCTCGAACGTGAGCTGTATGCCGCTGTCCTTAGCGAGCTTCCGGCCTAGCAAGCGTTGGGCTAGCGCGTCGAGTCCGTACGTCGACTTTCGGACCTGGGCCGTCTCTTCGTCTTCCTGCCACGTCCGCTTACCATCTCGGATATCGAGTAGCTTTTGTCGTGTTCCGACATCGGTTACCCTATCCTCGTCATAGGCCCGGAAGACTAGGGGAATCATCTCCGGCCACTGGGCCATAATGACACCCATATCAAAAGCCACGTTCAAGCCACATAGCGGCATGGTCGACAAGAACGCTTCGACGGTATCCCTCGCCGATGTCCACGGTAAGACATCGGCGAGGGTCGAGCCGTTGGACACCGAAACGCACACCAGCGGAGGCAGCTGGCATCCGGGCCGAATTAGGTTCGTTTCAGTGTCAAGAGCGATCATGCCAGATTAGCTCTCGGCTATGGGTGTGCTCGCCAACCTTACGACGTGAGGTAATCCGCTCCCCGAACGGCTGAAACGGAAGCCAATCGGGTATGCGCCCGGTTTTGGGACAGGCAGCCTCGCAAACGATTTTCTGCCCTTGTAACACCCGAATCAGACCGGCCAAAGTGTCATAATCAATCGGATCACTCTTGTAAGTGTAATTATACTTATAGGGCGGATCGATAAACCAAGTCGAGGGCCAATGGCCGCGAGACATGTAAAGGATACCATCCGCCCGAATGTGCCAATGCTTGACCGCTTGGACTTCTTCCGCCACTCGCGCCCGGGTGTTGGCGGTCCACTGTCCGGGCTTGTTACCCCATGGGCTAATCGTCCAGCAATCCCCTACGTTATTAGTCCGTTGCCAGTGCTTTAGGAGCAAGGCTTGACCCTGAGACAGGCCAAGCGAGCGGATATCCGTCCCTTCCGGTACGTTGATCGGAATGTCCTTTATCGCCTGCTCGGTTGCGGTGTCGATCAACCACGACCAGAGCAAGCCGACGAGAGGGTTAATCTCGCAAAGGATAACCCTACGATCCGCGTGCCGGAGAGAGTAACCGGCCGACCCCGCAAACGGCTCGACGATCGTATCATGCTCGGGCGGTGGTAGCAGCCGCGCCGAAAGCCACTTAGACCCAAACCATTTAAAGAGCGGGCCGATCGGTTTCATTGCGTTACGCCTTTCTCGTCGTCGACCGTATTGATTAGCTTTTGAGTTGTCTTTTCGGCTTCGTCGACTAGCTTGGCGGTCGTCTCCGAAGCCAAAAGCAAACCCTCGCACATACCGGCCATGGCGATTGACCGAATCAACACCAAGGGGATACCGGTTTGCTCGGACAAGAGCGCGGTGTATTTGAGCAAGCGTTCGGGAATTTTCATCTTTAGTACCTCCGGCGAGGGCAACGCGGATCCATGCCTCGACAGATATCGCAGAAGTCCGATGCGTACGGATCGGAATACCTGTACGTGGGTCCGTATGCGGGGCCGTACGGAGTAGCGCGGAGCCCTTGCCGCTCGATTTCCCGCAACATCGCCTCCCGCAATTGTTCGACTAGATAGTCGCGAGAATCGAGCCGCGTATTGACCTGTACAGGCTCGGGCCTTTTCGGGGCGCTTGCTATATCTGCCAATACCGCGTCAATTAGCGGGGTCTCTGATACCTCGCGCCGGTTCTCAGGCGGTGTAAATCCGATCTTCGGTTTCACTTAGCCACCCAAGCGCTTCCGTTGTACCAGTGCGTTGCCGTGACATGCGTAGCGGGCAAACCGGCCCAGGGCGGGCCGGGCGGCGGGGGAGGGGGCGGCGGAGCGCCCGGGGGTGGGGGGATAGGTTGGCTCGGCCCTTGGCGCCCGACCGGGGTAGCGCCGAGCAGGGCCGCCAGCGTCGGAGGACCCTCGCCCGGGGGGTACGCGTTGGGGCTCCAATTCATGCGCGTGAAATCCGTGCCCTGAGGGAAACCAGGCTTCGGCTTGGTCTTGGTGAGTTGTGCGAAGCAGCGAATGGTGCGCCCCGCCAGCGCGTTGTCAGCGCCCGTCGCGAGGTTGAGTAGCGCGTTCGTGCTCGGGCCGGGGTCCTCGCCCATCGCGGCGCAGAGAAAGCCCTTGATGTTCTGCTGCTGTAGCTGGATCCCGCCCGCCATCCCGCACACCCAAGAACACTCGGACCCCACGGGGAGCCTATCCGTGTCGCTTTCCAGGACCGTGAATTCCACGACGAAGCTTGTACCCTTGGTGCCATTGATCTCTTTGCAAGCGTTGATTTCGAGCACGTACTTACCCGGCTCGATGTAGGGCAAGCGCCCTGCGGACGGCTGAACGTTATTCAAATCTCCAAAACCCATGGTCTCTTTTCCTTTCAAACGTACGTAGCCTGTAAAAGCTTTTGGGGTTGTCCGGTCGTGCTTTGGATGTAAAGCGCGTCTTCCCTAGCCCTGTCCAGCGCGCCGCATCCGGTTTCTATGACCGCGTAACGCACTTCGTCCGCGGCCTGTCCGGGCCGGTGAGTCCGGCCGATTAGTTGCTCCCATTGTACACCATTGGGCGGGGGAGATACCACTAGAGAATCGCTCCAATGCTGCAAATTCCTTCCCTCGAGGTTACTGCCAAGGGTCGCGATCATCGGCCAATCGGTGGGGTGGTCGTCGATGTAGTGACTGCCGGCGAAACCCTTCTCGCCATACACCCGCAAGCTCAGGGCCGTGGCGAGCATTTGGGCCACCGCATCATGCTCGACCCACACGATAGCCTGGCGCCCCGTTATGTAATTCGACACGGCCGGAGCGACGAAACGGTCAATCCAAACCGGTACGGTGTGCGGCTTGAAAGTGTGTTTTATCCCGCGCCAAGCAGACAGCTCGTCGGCCGGATACTCTCCGCGGTCGATTGCCTGAGCTACCGCTAGCGCGGTGTCGAGCCCCCGGCGGTTGGTCGACAGGATCTCGCGACACCGTTTCGACCATGCCTTGCGGACTTCCAACCACTCGACGGGCGGTTCTGGATCCCAGCGGTAGTAGAAGCCTAACACAAGCTGGCGACGCGTCCGCCATACATCCTTCGCGTCCACTAGTCCCCACCCATCCGGACGCGTCCACGTCTTTTCGAGCGTGGTTAATTCGGCCTCGACCGCGGCCGGGCGGGCGACCGGAACACGTTCGATTATCAGCGTCGCATCACATGGGCTTTGCACGCTCGCGACAACCCCAACGGTGGACGTCAGCCGACGGGAAAACGCTTTATGCACATCGCCGTTGTCCGACGGGGCTAGAAGGTCCACTAGCGCCCCGGGGTTGTCAGTATACGGCCGTCCGCCCAGGAATGCATCCCAATCTCTTAGTTCGTTGTATTTCGTCGGGAGGGGCGAGTGCACCGGTCCGAGTCCCCATTCCAAAAGGTGCGCATAGTCGGTTAGGTTGCGCTTGGTTATGGTACCTGACAACCCTACGAAAACGGTTTCGGGCTGCGCCCGCATCCAACGGTTGACCCGTCGCGTGACGCCTGCGCCCTGATTCCTGAGCTTGTGCACTTCGTCACACACAATCAGGTCGGGGCGGTATTGTTCCAGCATCTTCGCGTGTCCGACCCGGCCGAGCAGCTCATAGCTTTGGATGTGTATGTGGTTAACTATCTTCCACGTAGCCGATAGAGCTTTTTGGTCTCGCTTGGTTTTCTCGACAAGCTTGGCCGGGACTAGTAGCAGCGGCCGAGTGGACTTGAAAACCGTAGGCACGAGCAGGGTAATCAGTGTCTTACCCACCCCAACACCCAACGGAAACAACCCTCCCTTGGCTTGCCAAATCTCGAAAAGAGCCTGAGCCTGCAACGGACGAAGTGACCCACCGATACCGCGGCGGAATAGCGCCGAAACCTCTTCCGGGTCGATTAGTTCGGTCCGAACCGGTAGGGCCCGGATCCGCGCTAGTTCTTTCGTCCGTTGCACGATCGGCACGGCTAGTGATACTCCCCCGCGTGCCCGCCCATGTAGTCCCCTGGCTCGGCTTGATGTCGGCTCGCGGCGGCACGGCCGGCATCGTCCAGCATGAGCGCCGGAAGGTCCCGCACGTAGTACGGGTCATAGATCGGCGAGGGATTGGGGGTGATGATCCCTCGCTCGATCAACCGAGCGCGATGGATCCTGTCTTCCTCGAACGGGTGGATCCGGGCGTTGCCGTTGGGTTCGACGATTGCCGTTCTCATGACATCGCCCGCAAGGCTTTCGCCGCGGCTTCGAGCACGTCCGCGAACACGAGCAGGGCTTGATCCTTCGGGGGCCGGCCGGGCTTGCGGGCGGGCGTCTCAGGAACCGGGGGAGGCGGCTCCGCAACGATGTGAGCCGGAGGGGGCGGGAGGGGGAGCGCTACCG